TTAGAGAAAAAAAAATCCGAATTAGAGCGTCAAATAGAAGAAGTTAATTTGGAACTAAGTTTAAAGAAAGAGAGGAAGTATGAAGGTTGACATAACATCTACAAGCGACATTGTTACAAGGATTCTCGACACAGAAACAGGAGAGGTTTCGCCTACTGATGAAGAAGTTTCTAAAATGATGAAGACTTTAGAAAAGCAAGACAAGAACTATAAAAAAAAGAAAGCAGGTAAATCATGAACGAATTGGAGGATTTAAAATTGAAGACACTTATTAAAAAAATAGTTAAAACCAACAGTGAGGGGGTTTGTTTTGAATTGACACAGGAGGCATCCTTGGTAAGCCTAAAATCAAAGATATGGTGGGTTAGTTGGGATAAAATCGGGAAGGTTTTATTTAAAGATCAGTATTCCGACAAAACTAGCGTAAAAGAACTACAGACAGAAAGAGAGGCAGAAAGCGAGGACCAATGAACCCAAACGAAGCAATTGAAAAAGCGTACTCAGAAATGATTGAAAAAGAATCATCAGAAATATCAAATGATGAATTATGGCAAGAGATATATGGTGGCGCAATTGATTGCCCATTATGTTTAAGTGATTATAGAGATCGTTGCTGTTCGTGCCATATCAGCCCACCTTGTAGCTATTGCACAAGGGAATGCGATTGCGAGCATACATTACAAGATTGTTTAAATGCAGGGTTTGAATTGCCAAACGAAAGCAGGATAAAATGAGCGAAGAACAAAAAGAAAAAGAAAAGATCGTTGAAGATCTAGCTTATATGTTAGATGAAAAATTTAAAGATGACTTTGAAAGAAGTCTTAGAGAAGACTTTTCAAAAATTTCAAAGAATAGTCTTCTTATAGATGTTTTTAGATTTTTTTATTCAGAATTAGGGGTAAGTAGTTGTGGTATTGATTTTAGGCAGATTTATTGGTTTTTAAAAAAAAGCAAAGAAGGGCAGAAACTTATCGATAGAAAAAGAATGATATTTATGAAACAATTTTTCAATAAGGTATTTAATAAATGAGTACACTAAGGGATGAATTGAATAATATCTTAGATTCATTGAACATGAATGGTTTTAATGGCGCATAGGGAATCCGTGTTTGTCCAAAATTATGATTTTTGATTGAGGTGTTTTTCATGAATAAAATAAAACTTTGGAACATCGTTTTTTCGATTTACTCATACACGGCATCTTTGATTATTGGTGCCGTTTTAGGCTGGTGGTTGTTTAACTTTTTTAAAATTTTAATAGGGAGTATTGTTTATGTCGAGTTTTAGACATGTAAATTTCTATTTAGATGAAGATATGACAGAATTGATTGTTTCTATTTCAAATGGTTTTGACCCGGGAAGTTTAACGATTGAGACGGTCGGCGGTGTTGGGAATATGCGACGGGTTTATACTTATACGTATGGCAATAAGTATAGAGCTGAAAGTTTAGTTTTAGTCCATAGTAATCCTAGACAGTGTTTTTTTTAATTTAATTTTTAAGGAGTTTTAGATTATGAAAAAGTTAGTTTTATTATTTGTTTTAGTTTTTGCGACTGGTTGCATTCAGACGGGTAATAAAAACCTATTTGATGAAGCGTTTTGAAAGCTTTGGATTTAGATCAAGAAGAAGTTAAAGATCTGCATGATCAGCTAAAATAAATAATTTAAATTAAAAAGGAGTAAAACCGCGTGCGTTTGAAGGCCAAACAAATCAGAAACTACCTGCTAGTTTTTGATGATGAAAAGTTGGAAGAAGGCTTTATAAATTTAAAGCTTAACGAAGAATCGGAGTTTTACTTTAACTCTGTTTTAAAAAAGAACGACTGGGAATTTCAGATACGATATACTGTTGTTGAAAATCAAGTAAATGATGTCGTATTATTCGATATCAATATGATCGATTTATCTTTTGAAAACCACTTAATTCTAAAAAAAATCATTAGACGAGAATATCTCGCTGATGATCTAATCGATCTTGAAGATGCTATCTATAGTATGATTGTAGACAGTGTAAAAATTCATGAAAGGTATAAAAAAGATGTTATTTGAATACGGTTTAGAGATAGTCTTTTTATCAATAGTTGTGTTGACTATTGTGTTTTATAAAACGATTGAATCATTTGACGAAAGGTAAAAAAATGGAAAACGGCAATGAAATTGTGCAATTAGATTGGTTAAACGACGAAAACAAAAAAATAATTAGAGAACAGCACTTCCCACCTAACGCGACTAGAGCAGACATGGTATATTGTATGCGTGTCGCCGAGGCTTTTAATTTAAATCCAATTCTAAAACAAATATTCTTTGTTTCAAGAAAATCAAATGTAAATGGGCAGTGGCACGAGAAGATCGAACCAATGGCTGGGCGTGATAGCTTTCTTATCTTAGCAAGAAGAACTGGGCAGCTACAGCATATTAAAAGTTGGACAGAGATAAAAGAAACACCGCAACGAGTAAATGGTGAGTGGGTATTAAAACCTGATTTGGTTGGTATCGCTGAGGTAAAGAGAATAGACACTCAAGAAGTATTTAGAATCGAAGTTCCTTATTCTGAATATTGCCAAAAAACGAGAGAGGGAAAGCCAAATAAATTTTGGGACGAAAAACCGCAAACCATGATTAAAAAAGTTGCTGAATCTCAAGTGCTAAGGCAAGCATTTGATGTATGTAAGGGTTTGTATGATGAAAACGAAGTTAATGAAAGGTTTGTAGAAGTTAAAAAAGAAGAGCCAAAAGGATTGGCACTTAAAAAAGAAGAAGAAGAGCAGGAATCTATACCACATTTTGACTTTGAATCAACAGAATTAGAAGGGGAGAAAACAGAATGAACATTGATTATAAAACAATTAGCAACGCAGAATATCACGCTATGCCCGAATTAGGATCAAGCGGATTAAAATCTATATTAGAAAATCCTAGAGACTTTTTATACGGAGAAAAAAAAGAAAGCGAAGCCATGAAAATTGGCAGTCTTTTTCATGCTCTTGTTTTAGAACCTGGTCTTGTTGAAATCGAATTTGCAAAAATGCCTAAAGTTGATTTGCGAACAAAAGAAGGAAAAGCAATAAAGGCAGAATTCGACGAAAAAAACAAAGGCAAAATAATTGTAAACGGACAGGATTGGGAGACGGCTGAAAATTTAGCAACTAAAGCATGCGAAGCAGTTTTAGAGATCGGCGATTTTAAAGAAAAGGTTAGCGACATTGTTCGCTCTGCATTGTGCGAGAAAAGCTTTTTTGCTACTCTTAGAGATGTTCCGTGTAAGTGCAGGCCTGACATATTAGTAAATCTTGGTTCAAAAGTAGAAAGCTATTGGATTGTTATCGATTTAAAGTCTTGCGATGAGCCGACAGAAGAAAACTTTATTAAGACAGGTAACTACGGTTATCACATTCAAGATGAGTTTTATAGACAGGTTTTACTAAAAAATGGCATCAATGTAGAGCGTTTTTTGTTTTTAATGTGCGGAAAATCAGCACACTCAAAAGCCTACTTTTACGAGTGGGATGATTCTTCAAATGAGCTTGCAAAAACAAATATCAAGAAGGGGCTAGAAAAGTATAAGTTTTGTAGTGCGTTTAACGAGTGGAATGAATGTAGATACGACTACGAGAATATGGAATTTTGCAAAATAACAAAATCAAGTGTTCCAAATTATTTAAACTATAAAAAGTAAGAAAGGCAATAAAATGTTTAACAAAGTAATAGTATCAGGCAGATTAACAAGAGACCCTGAACTCAAATATGCAAGTGGTGGAACATTGGCAATATGCAATTTTAGTATTGCAATTGCTAGGATTAAGAAAAAAGAATATCCTATTTTTATAGAGATAACCGCATTTAATAAAACGGCTGATTTTATTAACAGTCATTTTAAAAAAGGCGATATGATTCTTGTGGAAGGAACGCTTGACTATCAGCAATGGAAAAATGATAAGGGAGAGACTAGGACTAAAGTTTCTGTTATGTGCGAAAAAGCTAACTTTTTTGGATCGAATGAAGAAAAAAAAGAAAAAGAAAAAGATGCAAATAAGGGTATCTTTGAGGTTTTAGAGAAAAATACGGTTGTTGATGAAATATCAAACGACGACATACCGTTTTAAGAAAGGGAATAAAATGAAAATAACATCAGTGCTAAAACCTGCCTTTGTATTTGTTGGTGTTGAGGTTGACGGGAGAATGGAGGTGTATAGACGGTATAGAGAGGATTTTTGGACAAATGAGCAAGGGCTAGCTTTGCCTTTATGTGCGGAAAAAAAGTTGGAAAAGAGATACCAAAAATTCATAAAAGGAAAAAAATAAAATGGACGAAGTAAAACAAGCAGAAATGATAGTCAGCGAGTTTCATGACGGAGATTTAAACACCGCAATCATTCGATACTCAAGGACTATCAATAAATATTGGGGAATGAATAAAAGATATGAACAATTTTTAAATCATTTTTGGGCAATGCTTGTAATAAAATGCGTTAATAATAATCAAACATTTAAAGAGGTGATGGATAAGTATGACAATGGATATTTTCAAATTGTTGGCAAAGAAATATCACGAAGACAACTCTATGAAATGTTTCGTAGTGCTTCCAATTCCAAGCCAAAAGGTGTGCGGGAACTCGAGAGCGCATTACATGGTTAAGCATAAAATTAACAAGCAAAATAGATTTATTTCTAAAGAGCTTTTTAAGGATGAGCCAGGTCGCTATGCAGATGTTCCAGTCGTTCAAAGAATATATTTCTTTAAAGATAAAAGAAAAAGAGATACGGATAATTTAGATATTGGAACTAAAGCATACATAGACGGTATGGCTGATGCTGGTTGCTTTAAAAATGACTATCAAGTTTCTTTTTTGCCAACATTAAAAGTTTATAAAAAGACGGTTGATAGTTATATGAGAATCTATCTTTTCGATGGGTTCCCTGAAAATAAAATATTGGAAATAAAAGATGAGTGAAGACAAGCTTAAAAGATATCGTGAATATTGCCACAAGTGCGGTAAAAAGCTTGTTGGTGATATTACAAAGATTTTAAAATGCAGTGATGATAAATGCTTATTTAGATTGTTGCAAGGCAGAATACCATTCGAAGAAAAGAAGGCAAAAAAAGACTGTGGTTGTGGGAAGAAAAAATAAACTAAAAACCTTTGCGACACGGAGGAAAGGATAAACCGCATCGCAAAGGAAAACAGCAGTACAAATAATTTTATCCTTAAAAAATTTAATTGCAAAATAAATAATGACAAGAATTAATCATGCATTATAATGCCTGTTTTATCCTGTTATTATATTTTTAGGAGTGTTTTTGAATGAAAAAAGTATTAAATGAGGATTTTGGGATAGCAAAAGAGCATGAGGATTATGTCAGCTCTGCCGACATCTGCCGACATCTTAAAATTTCTAGGTCAACATTAGAAAAATTAAGGGATCATGGTATGCCATTTTTGAAGTTCGAAAGGACATACAGATATAAAATTAGTGATGTTGTAGAGCATCTAAAAAGCTTAAAGGGCAAGTAAAATGAAAGAGTCTTTTTATTTTTCGCATGATTATAATGCGCATAACGACATAAAGATTGAATCAATGTTGTTTTCGATAGGTTGGGAAGGTTACGGTTTATTTTGGGCAATTATCGAAAAATTAGCACAAGATAGCAATCATAAACTATCAAGAAACTATGAAATTATCTCTTATTCTTTGAGGTGTGATAGTAGCATTATAAAGAAAGTTGTAGAAGATTTTGGGCTTTTTAGCTTTGATGATGATTTTTTTTGGTCAGAAAGGCTTATTAAAAATTTTGAAGCTCGTAACAAAAAAGCGGAAAGAGCAAAATCTTTAGTTACTAAAAGATGGGGTAAAAATAAAGAATCTGACTTACATAATACGAGCCGTAATACGGAAAATAATTCTTCGTATTACGAGCCGTATATACAGGATTCAGATCCTCGTAATACGAGCCGTAATACTATAAAGGAAAGGAAAGGAAAGGAAATAAAAGGAAATGATATAAAAGAAAAGGAAATAATAAAAAAGGAAAAAATAACCGCTTTTAATAAATTTTGGGAATTGTACGGAAAAAAAGGTTCTAAAAAGATCGCATTACAACGTTGGATGAATATACCAAAAGATCTTTACGAAACGATCTATAAGCATGTGCAAGAGTATGTTGAGTCGACTCCAGATATGCAATACAGAAAAAATGCAGACAGTTATCTGCACCAAAACTACTGGGAATCTCAAATAAAATCTAGCAAATCGCAAATTGATATCGAAAACGAAAGAACAATGCAACAACAAATAGAGGATGTAAAAAGTGGAAAACGTGTATTCTGAAGAAAAACAAGAGAATGACGACATAATTAAGCCGCAATCAATAGAGATACTAAGCTTTGGAGGAAAAATAACTCCTAAACAGGCTAATTTTTTAAATCAGTTTTTTTTAAGGGAGTGTGATAAATACCCGCTTTACAAGTTAGTTTCTGAATATCCAGAGCCAACTCGAAAGCATCTGTGTAGTCCGAGGGATGAATATTTGGTGTATCTGGGGAGGCAATTGGGTGAACAGTGGTTTAGGCCAAGCTTTAAAGATGAATCGCAAGAAAAAGTTGAAATATCTGCATATCCTAAAGTTTCATCATTTTTAAAAAGAAAACTTAAATTATCTCATTACCTGAGCGAGAAATATTTTAACTTAAACCAGGAAGGGTATTTTAAACAGTTTAAGAACGAAACTTTAAGGGAATATTGGCTAAGAAGAATTGGCTACGACTTAAAAGATTATAAAGAATTGCTTAAAAAGGGTGGGCTTTTATGATAAAAAAATACAAAAATAAAAATTGGAATTGGGAGAAGCTTAAAACAATTTTAACGGAGGAACAAAAACAAGACTTAATTGAAAATGGACCCAAAAGAGGCTATCCGTATTATGAAAGATTGTGGAAGCTATCTAAGCATCATGTGACAGGATTGTTTATTTTGCATGGTGTTGAGCTTGATAAATTTTCAACAAACAAAAGGAAAAGTATTGCAATTGGAATTAACGACAAAAGGAGTTTTTAAAATGGGTAAAAGTTTTGAGGAAGTAACAATTAATAACATAGCAAGAGGGAAGTTGATTAATTTAATCAATGTGAACCTGCGAAATATGATTGAAGAAACGCTGGTCGAGGCTGCACTATCAAACGCTAACATGGGAGGCGTTGAGGCGAAAGATGTTAAAGCTAAGCTAAATATTGAAATATCAATAGCAATGCTTGACGACATTAATTATGAAGTTCGTGGTAAAGTTAAAAAAACTCTGCCAACAGCATCTTGTAGCTCGATTGCGCTTGAAGATGGCACAAGCCTTGTTTTTAGATCAGAGGGTGGAGACGAATACAGCCCGAATCAAAGAACAATAGAGCAAGAAATTAACGAAAAAATTAACGAAAAGGAATAATCTGATGAATAAAAATGAATTTTCAGAAAAAGCAAAGGCGAAAGATATTATAAATCTTTTGAAAGATACAGGTTCGACAAAACTAGTTTTTGAGCAAGTCGACAAGGTAACAGAAAAAGAATTTCTTGACATACAAAGAGTTTATAGCTCTCTTGATGATTTTATTTTGAATAGCAAGGCAGCTGTAGAAACGGTTTATGTTTTTGAAGAAAGCAGAGTAGACTCTTTTTGTACAGTAGAAATTATGTCAAATGACAAAAAGTCAAGATACAGAAGGGCTTATAAGAATAGCTACATACCTATCAGAACCGCTGATCTGAAATATTTTTTAGAAAACAAAAGCGAGGTAAACGAAAAAAGATTTCTAAAAATGATAAAGCCTCTTTGCGACGCTGATGTTTATAAAAATATCATCTTAACGCTACAAGAAGGTGAGATTAGCGTTAAAAATGAGAGATCAACTAGCAACGATGTTATTAAAAAGATTCTTAAAAACACATATAAAAATCTACCGACAAATATTTTGATTAGGTTTAAACCTTATTTGTTAGAAGATAATTTTATTGTCAGTCTTGATTTATATTTAGATTGGAAGATAGATCAAGATGGTTTTGAGAAGGTTAGCTGGAGCGCGGATCCGAACGAAATAAATCAACAATTCTTTAATTATTTGAAGTCGAATGATTTTAAATTTTCGGTAGGTAACGGCTCTGTAATGACTAAAGATTTTACACAGGAAGTTTAAATCTATTGTCCGCATGTCTCGGCGTGCGGACATTTTAAAAAGGAATTCAATGAACATGTATAATAAATTAAAACAAATAGATGAAATGATTGAGTGTCCCATTTGTGTAGAGGAAGGCACAAATGACTTTGAATGTTCGCATACAGGGCGAGATTATATCGATTGGATAAAACAAAAGGAATATGAGGAAGCTTTAGAAGATCATGAAGCTAAACTTTATTATGAGTCGGAAAAAATTAAAGACAGCGAAATGCCATTTTAAAAGGATATGGTTTATGAAAAAAACATAAAACAAAAAGAATTTAAACAAGAAATTAGAGATTTAAAAACTAAATTTGAAAATAACTAAAAAGGAAAAAAGAAATGGAAAATCAAGAGTTTAAAAACGGATTATTTGAGTTGATTGGCAATGCTGATCTTGCAGATTTAACACCACAAAAAGTATTTCAAAAGGGCGGTTCGCATGTGTTATTAAATGCGATCAAACAAAAGGCTGAGGAGTTTGTGCCGAATTTGGATACGGATAAAAGTAGAAAAGAAATAGCTTCGTTCGCTAGAAAAATTGCTAGCTCAAAAGTGTTTTTGGATGATGCAAGAAAGAAGTTGGTGCAAGATGAAAAAAGAAGATTGGCTCTTATCGATGACGAGGGTAAGTATATTAGAGATTTTTTAGACTCTCTAAAAGAAGAAGTTAGAAAGCCTTTGACGCTTTGGGAACAAGAGCAAGCGAGATTACAACAGATTGAAATTGATAGAATAGAGGCTGAAAGACAGGCTGAAATTGCAAGAATAGAAAAAGAAAAAGCAGATGAGTTGGCCAGGATTGAAGCTGAGAGAGCAGAGAAACAACGCTTGATTGATGAAGAAAACGCACGAATCAAAGCAGAGCAAGAAGCTGAAAGAAAAAGATTAGAAGCTGCACGAATCAAACAGCAAGAAGAACAGGCTAAGATTAACGCTGAGAATGAAAGGATTAGAGCTGAACAACAGGCAAAGATTGACGAACAAAACAAAAAGATTGAAGCTGAAAAAGAAGCTTTGAGACTAGAAAAACAAAAGCTGATTGATGAACAATTGGCGAGAGAAAGAGCCGAAAGAGACGCAAAAGAAAAAGCTGAGAGAGAAGAACGAATCAGGGTTGAAGCTAAATTAAAGGCTGAAAAAGAAGCTGAGGAAAAGATAAAAAGACTTGAAGAAGAAAAATTGCTTGCAGTTAAAAAAGCTAAAGAAGAAGCTGAAAGAATCGCCTTTGAAAAAGAGCAGGAAAGGATTAGGCTTGAAGCGATTGAAAAGAAAATAAAAGAAAAAGAGGCCAAGCAACTTGCAGAAGAGAAGTTGAAAAAAGAGCATCAGGATAAAATTAAAGCAGAAGCATGCGGTTCCATTTATGAGTTTTTAGTTGGTATTGAACCAGGCTCATCTGATGAAGAAATAGCAGGAAGTCTCTTTGATTCGATTGTTTCGGGCAAAATAAAACATGTGACGGTTAATTTTTAATAAAAAGAAAGGCAAATAAAATGTATAAATTGTATGAAGTAATAAGAGTTAAGGTATGAGTGAAATAACAGTGTCAACAAAATGCTAGGCCATAAAAGCTATAAACCACTTAAACGGTGGCTTGCAAGAAAGGGGATAAAATGAAAATTAAAATAAATTATACAATAGAACTAACAGAAGAAGAAGCACAAGCCTTGTGGATTATTTTAGGACACTATAAACCCAATGATGGTAAAAGGTGGGGGCTTACCGATGAGCAAAGATCAAGGATGTCTGAGATTTTTAGATCTTTGCCTTTTAGTAAAAAAGAAGGGGAAATAAAATGAGACCAAAATCTTATCGAGAAGAGAGAAAACCTTGTGTAAGTTGTAAACATAGCGTTCTTATCCACGAATATGATGATCCCAATAAATATTTTTGTACAAAAAATGCCCCTCCTAGACCACTTTGTGGTTCGGTTGCTATGGAAGAATCATACTGGACATTGGACGATAGGGAGCAAGCTAGAAAGCACGATAGGGAGTGGGAAGAGTGGTCAGAGGGTAGGCAGGTTAATCAATTAGGAACTTGTGATGAGCATGAAGAATGATATTCGAGATAGAGAGGAATTCAGATGACTACAAGAGAGTTTGTTTTGAACTATATATCTAGGAAAAGATGGAGATATGATTTACAATATCTTAATAATGAATTTATGAAAGAGGTAAAATGAGCAGAACATATAAGAAAAAAGGGAGTAAACCAAAACAATTCAAAGGCAACCCTTGTATGTACTTGACTCATATTTATAAGGAGGATGGTGTTAAGAAAACACTCAAAAAGATAATGAAGCGAAAAGCCCGTTCAAAAAATAAGATGGTACTTAAAAAAGAAAGGAAACTGTATGGTTGATAGCATAACTGAGAGAGACTTTGTACTGAACTACATTGCAAGAAGGCGATGGAGCAATGTAAACGACGAGCATGTAGTGTGGGCAAAAGAGATTTATAAAAAGATCTGTGAAAGCACAAGTAACAGAGAATAGAAGTAAAACTCTAAATTGGCGGGTAATTCCCGCTTTTTTTATTTCTACGAATATTAAAAAACGCTCATAATTAAAAATTAAGGCTATATAAGGCCATTTTTTATTAAAAACTAATAGATCACATTTATTTTTAAAAAACCATCGAAAAACACGCTTAATTTTGAAATAAGACTTTCTGGAAATTATTGGACATTCAGGTAAAAACCAACTAAACAGTTTCTTTTTCAAAACGCTTGACAGATTTGAAAAACTCGTAAAATTCCAATCTTTCTCTTTTTTAAATATTTTTTCTCTTTTCTTGTATTCTCTTATTTATTTCTTTATTTCTTTATTTATATCTTAAAAAATATCTCAATTTCTTTATTCTTTTCTTTTATTCTCTTTTCTTTCTTCTTTCTTTTTGGTTCTTTTTCTTTCTTCTTCTTTTCTCTTTTTTCTTTTCTTTTTCTTTGCGATATTCGAAAAACATGGAAAATCTGAAAATCACGGCAATAGTGCTGTAAAGTTAAAACATTAGTGTTTGTTATTAAAAAATTGGGCTAAAAGATGGTTTATTTCGCATTAAAAGTGCTATAATACTCAAAAAAGCAATTTAACGCAGGTTTATTAAAAAAAAGGAGGCTTGATTTATGGACGATGCAAAAGATCGCAGAATAAGAACGTCTAACAAAAAAGTTTTAAAAGACTTGGTATATAATAAAAATACTAACATCGAACATATAGAAATTGAGTTTGTTGTTGTTGATAATAATGACATTACGGATTTACAGCGAAAGAGCGGCTTTGCATACAAGAAGCAGTCAGATCATTTTAAGGTGACTCTTCTTTGCAGAAAAAAGAAGGCAAAAATAAAAAAAGGAAAAAACAAATGAAATTTAAAGATGTTCCAGCGAGAAGCGAAATAAATATATTACACGAAGATGGAGGTAAAACAAAAGGGTGGGTCATGTTTGGAAAATTTTGCCTCGGTGGTGTTACGATGAATATCGACAAAGACACAGAAGTCGAGCTGATTTCGAAGTGCGATAATTGTAAAAACTTCCAAGTTCATGGACTTGAGTGTCCTTTCGATGGTGGGGAATCGCAATATCATGTTTGCACTGAAACATTTAGTTGCTCAAAATTTAAAGAAAGGGTAAATCAATGACTACCAAAAACGCATTAGCAATCATTCTAGCCACATTCTTATTCGCTTGCTCTGGGAGTAAGAGCGAAACCGTTGTAGAAGAAACGCCTGTTCTTGAGCATTGGGAAAGAAGCCCATCGTTTGGAATAAAATGGTACAGAGAAAGTGATAATATGACATGCTATTACTTCACACTTACAGCAGATGAGATGGTAAAATACACATGTGTTCAAAATGGCAAGGTTATGACGCTAATACAGTATGATAGAGAGGCTGATTATGCAATGACAAATGAACAGGCATTGTTAAAAACAGCATACACAGACAGGGTTTATTTTCATTCAGAAGGGCGACCAGTTATTGAGGCTATTTTACCTACAAATAGGCCTTAATTTTACTAAAAACAGGTAGGTTCATATATATGAAGGAATTTGTTATATGCTTTTATTTCAAATGTTGATACACTTACAAGCTATATCAAAGAAATTTAAATATATAATTAATATATTAGGATGTTCAGTATGACTAATGAAGTAGGCAGGCCAACAGCATTCACAGAAGCAACTAAAAAGATGATTATAGAATGCTTTAAAGATAATCTTTCATTGACAGGCACATGTAAGGCGGTTGGTATATCAACGGCAGGATGGTATCTGTGGAAAAAGAAAGCCGAAATAGAAAAAGACCCTGAATATATAGAGTTCTTTAAATTGGTCGACTTCACACAAGCAATGGCCGAAAAGAAGCTTGTGCAAGAAATAAGCAAAGATAATAGCTGGCAAGCAAAACATGCTATTCTAAAAAGAAGGTATCATCAAGAATGGGGTGATAAGCAAGAAATAGATATGACAGCAAAAGCCACAGTTAAACATGATTTTACAGGACTGACATTAGAAGAGAAAAAACAACTACTAGACAAGATAGTTAAAGAAGAAAAAGAAGACGAATGAGCGTTGCCGATGATTTAAGACGGTCAATATATTTAGATTCTTTTTATGACTTCTATGTCGATGCATTTAAGAATGTCCTTGACTCTTCCGCTACATACCTAGATAACTGGCACACCAAATATTTATGCGACCAGATGCAGGCTGAATTCTTTCGTATTAAAAACAGTGAGCCTTATATTGAAGGTCTTATAATCAATGTCCCTATTCGTTCTGGCAAATCTCTTATTATGTCTGTGGCCTTCAATGCGTGGGCTTGGGCTGTATGGCCTGAATTTAAGCTAATCACAGGGTCTTATTCAAATAAGCTTGCAATTAACCTGTCGAGAAAAACTCGTGAGCTAATTCGATCAGATTGGTACAGGCACTATTTTAATGTTGATTTAAAGCCTGATCAATTCGCTAAGGGATATTATGAGAATACCGCTGGTGGCTTTAGAATGGCTACTAGCACAGGTGGTTCAATCACTGGTGAAGGTGCTCACATGATAATTGCTGACGACCTTTCAAATCCAGAGGAAGCGGAATCAGATGTAATGAGAGAGGCTTGTAACACTTGGTATGACGAGACGCTTTTCTCTCGTGTTAACAATCCTTCTATATGCTCTCGTATTATTGTTATGCAAAGATTGCACGAAAAAGACTTATCTGGCCATTTATTAGAAAATGGTGGATACAGGCATATATGCATACCTGCAATACTCACTGGCGATGTCAAACCTGCATACCTAGCAGAATATTATAATGACAATCTTTTTTTCAAAGAAAGATTTACTAGGCAAGTTTTAGACTCTTATAAAGTAGCCCTACATGACAGGGGATTTTCAGCTCAATTACAACAATCTCCATTTGTTAAAGAGGGTAACATCTTCAAGACTGACAAGATTATAAGGACAAAAGAAGAGCCTACTTGCTTGCGTGTCTATCAATCAATTGACACAGCATTTAAGACTGGTCAACAAAACGACTATAGCGTTATCATTACAGGACATCTATATCGTGAGGATGGAGTTGATAAGATGTTTATCAAAAATGTTAAGCGTGATAAACTAGAATACCCTGATCTACTCCGCAAGGTAAAGGCCTACGCATCGCACTATAAAGCACACAAGATACTAATTGAAGACAAGGCAAGCGGACAGTCAATAGTACAAGATTTAAAGCGTGTCCCTGAACTTAAAGGCAGAATTGAGCCTGTCCAGGTTGACAAAGACAAGGTATCAAGAGCCTACGCAGTTACAAATTACATCGATCTAGGCAGGGTATCTATGCTTGCAGGGCAAGACTGGGAGGCTGATTTTATTAAAGAGTTAAAGATGTTTGACTCTGGCGAGCATGACGACCAAGTCGATGCCTTCACCCAATTATTGCTAAATTCAATAGGCAAAAAAGGCCCGTCAATAAGAATTTTATAATATTGCGTTGAAATAAATTTATGGAAGGGTATATTTAAGTAAAAACCTATTGACAAAAGTAAATGATTAGACAGTTTAAAAACGTAATATCATCATTTTTTAGCGTTAAACAGAATATTAAGGATGTTTTACGCTCTTTTTTGTATCGAGGTGGTGAATATTCTATCTCAACAGATGTCAATGACCTAATCGAAAGCGGTTATGTTCTTAACTCAAGCGTAAATGCGTCTGTCAAAAAGATTGTCCAAGCTATTTTACAAATGAATCTTTATGTTACTCGAAGCGGTGATGAGGATAAAGTAAAGGTTGAGAATCAAGATTTATCGCTATTACTTGAGTATCCTGATACCGATCTAGATCAAAGCAAATGGTTAGAATCTTTGTTTTCGTATTATTTGACTATCGGAGAGGTATTTTTATATGCACTTACTCTTAATGATAAGAAGCCTAAAAAGCTTGTCCTATTGACTCGTAAAGAACTTGAAGTTATCACTAAACAAACATTTAGGGGTGAGGAAATAGCAGGCTATAAGTTTGTTAATTCAAATGAGACTATCGACCCGTTAGATATATTGCATTTCAAGATGTTTAATCCAATATGCAGAACTAAAGGTTTAAGCCCTATATTGTCTTGTGCTTATAGCGTAGATCTTGACAACTCTGCTAAGAAGTGGAATGTCAACTTATTAAAGAATGGAGTTAATCCTTCAGGCGTTTATAGCACTGAACACGATCTAGATGACGACACTTATTTAAAGATTAAAAAGGCTATTGCATCTAGGGCGGGTGCCGATTATGCTGGCAAGGATATCCTTTTAGAGGGTGGCCTTAAATTTCAGCAAACTGGATTATCACCAAAAGACGCAGACTTTACTATGGCTCAAAAGATTGCAAAAAGAGAGGTTGCAAGCGTTTATGGAATTGCACCTCAATTAATTGGCGACACTGAATCACAGACATTTGCTAACTATGAGCAGGCTGTCTTGTCACTTCATAATGATACTGCATATCCTTTACTTAAAACATTTGTTGATAGTCTTAATAATTGGCTATACGAAATATTTGGTTCTAAATACTGGATTGAGATTGATGATAGCGGTGTGGAAGCATTGCAAGAATCAAAGAAAAAAGAATGGGCTAGATACGACACCTCTCAAGAGCTAACTATCAACGAAAAGAGAGCCTTAAAGGGTTTTGAGGCAGTTCCACAAGGTGAGATTATCATATACAATGGCCTGCCTTTGGGACAGAAACCAAATGAAGAAGAAGACAATCAAGACGATGATATGGACGAAGAATTAGAAGAAGAAAAACAAGCTAGAAGAGAATCAAATGACTTGATCTATTTCCAAATTAAAGCTAAGTCTTTCATCGATGAAGAAAAGCGGACTATCAACAAAGCTAAAAAGGTAATGGCAAACTATTTTGAGTTCCAGCTATCAGAGTTTGAGAAAAGTATTGATGGTCAAACAAGTACTGAGGCTTGGGAGTTGAGCGTAGATAGCGTTGTTGATCTAACTACACCAGCTTTATACGAGTCATATAAAAAGATTTATGCTGATATTGGGTTTGATGCCTCGTTTAATATTAGGGCAAACTCTAAGCATGAGTTTATAGAAGGTTATAATTTAGAAACAAAGTGCATTAGAGACATACAAAGAAAAGCTCGTGATCTTACAAGGGAACAATTGGGTACTCTTGGCAAGTTCAAAGATGAGTATGGCCAATATGTTGACGAATATTTTAGGCAAGCAAAAATTGGCGATCTTATCACAGAGATAAACAACAAGACCAAGAAGCTTATTAAGAATGCTATTATTGAAGGCAACAAAGAAGGCTTATCATTAGTTGACATTCAAAAAGCTATCAAGGCCGTTTACAAAGATATGAGCGATACTAGAGCCGAAACAATCGCAAGGACAGAGACTGTAAAAGCTATAAATCTTGCAGATGTTGAATCTCAAAAGAAGATACAGCCACTAAGCAAAAAGAGGTGGATATCAACAAACGATAGTAGAACTAGAGACGGTGAGGATAGTCCGTACAATCACAGATCAGTTGATTTTGTGAATGGTGATATTCCTTTAAGCGATAGTTTTCTTGTTAGCTCAGAACGATTAGAATTTCCTGGTGATAATGCGAAGGGTGCAAGTGCAGGGAATACTATTAATTGCCGATGCACTTTAGGTTTTATCAATGAGGAATTTATGGAGTTTTTTGTATGAAGTTAAATTATAAGAGTGTTCAGTTAGAATATAAGAAAGAAAAAGAGGACGAAAACTTCTTGTACATAGATGGAATGGTTTCTCCCTATAATGGCAAGCCTGATCTAGGCGGTGACATTGTAGAAAAGGGTGCATTCAAAAGAACTCTTGATCAAAAGGGTAACTCCAGGGTAATGCTTTATCAGCATAAACATGATCAACCGATTGGCACTATTAATTTGAAGGATACAAACGAAGGTTTGATTGCCGAAGATGGAATGATTGCTAAGAAATTATTCTGGGGTAAAGAAGCATCGAACCTAATCGAAATGGGAATCATTAAAGGACTGTCAATTGGTTATAGAACTATTAAGTCTGACCGTAAAGGCGATTACACAAGCTTAAAAGAGCTTGCATTGTATGAAGTTTCAGTTGTTACATTCCCAATGAATGAAAATTCTAATGTGACAGCATTTAAAAATGATTGTAGCTTTGCAGAACAACTAGAGCTTGTCTTATCATCAATCGATCAAGCAAAATTAACGGACATAGATATTATAAAAAAATCAGTAGCAACCTTTAACAACCTCTTGAGCCAATTTATCACTAGTGACCCCAAAAACTCACCAGATGATGAAGAAGTAAAAAGACTCGTTCGGGAAAAGGAGCGTAAACTTGTGCTAGACTTTAAAAATTTTATATCGGAGAAAATGAAATGAGCGAAACATTGCTTAAAGAGCTTCAAGAGTCTTTCCACAAGACATTTGAAGATTTTAAAAAAGAAAATGACAAGGCTTTAGAAACTAAGTCTGCAACTTCAAAAGAAGCTGTCGACAAAGTAGAAAAGAAACTTGAAGAAATTGAATTAAAGTTTAAGGAAATCAAACTTAACGATTCAAAAAGTAAATCACAGGACAGAGAATTAACAGACTATGAAAAAGCTGTTAACAAATATGTTCAAAAAGGTATGGACTCACTTAAAGATGCAGAAAAAGAATTGCTTTTAAGTGAAAAAGCTAAGTTAATTGCTGGTGAAGCAACGCTTGGCGGTTATCTTGTACGCCCTGAATTTGACGATGAGATAGTTAAGAAGATGACAGAGTTTAACCCAATTTATCAATATGCTAGGGTTACTCGTGGTAATTCTCGCTCTTTGGTTTTCCCAAAAAGAACAAGTTTGTTGACAGCTTATTGGGTTGGTGAACAAGGCGATGTACAAGATAGTGCTTCTAAGTACGGTCAAGGCGAGATTGTTGCGCATTCAATTGCTGTCAATGTTCCTGTTAGCACAGAGTTGCTTCAGGACAGCTTTAAAAATATTGAACAAGAAGTTGGCCTTGATGCATCCGAAGCGTTCAGTGTTACAAGTGGTGAATGTTTCTTGACTGGCAATAATGTTTCTAAACCAGAAGGTATTTTGACTAATACGGCCATTGACAGGGTAACAACTGCAACTACAGGCGTTTTAGTTTCTGACGATGTTTTAGATTTGATGTTTGAGCCTAAATCTGCCTACGCACGCAATGCGAACTTTTTTGGTAATCGCAAAATCTTGAAAGCTATTAGAAAGCTTAAAGATACGACAAATCAATATGTCGTTCAGACTGCACAAAACCAAGGTGTGACATTCACATTGTTTGGCACTAATTTTGTTGAGCTTCCAGGCATGGCGGATACAGTTACAGCAAGCAATGAAGTTTTGATCTATGGCGATATGTTTAGAGCATACCGCATATACGAAAGAAACGGCATGTCAATTTTGCGTGACCCATATTCCGCAAAAACTCAAAGAATGGTTGAATTCCAGTTCGAAAAAAGAATCGGTGGCGGTGTAGTACTTCCAGAAGCCGTTAAAATTTTGAAAATTAAAGCTTAATAGAAAGGTTTATATTATGGCTATGTATGATCGTTTAACGACAAGCATTGAAAAGGCGGTTGGTATTGACCAACAAGCTATTACCACACCTGTTAATGGGGCTTCAATCTCATTGGCAGGCGTTGTGTCTTTGTGCTGGGTATTCTTTTGCAATGCCTACACAAGCGGCACAATGACATTTAGTATCGAAACCTATGATGGGTCTAGCTGGACAGCATTGCCAGCTAAGTATGTTATCAATGGCGATATCAGTATCACAGCTGATAATCAGGTTAAATCAATTGGCATGAGTGGTCTTGATTTGCCAGCAAATACACATGCCAGATTGGTAACAGTTGGCACAGTTGAGCTTTCTGGTTGTGCTTTGGCATTGATTGAAAAAGTTGATAGAGCATAATTAGTTTAAGGAAAATAGGACATGGGATTAATAAATAATACGACAGTGAATAACACTACGAATATTAGGCAATTAACAAATCCATCTGGTCCTATTGTTTCTTTATCCGATCAAAAGCTTTTCAGCCGAATTGATGGAAGCTATGAAGACGCACTTATAGAGTCGCTGATTCAGGCTTCCACTCTTCAATGCGAGAGATTCGTTAAGAGCGGTTTTTTAGAACGTGATTACGAGCAGACAGGCGATTATATTTGTGATGGTATGGATATTAAAGGATTTATGGTTAGCTCTATAACATCATTTCATATCTATGACATTGATAATAATGAGATATTGCTAGACCCTCAATATTATTTACTTGATAGGGCAAATTCTTTGCAGACAGCGAGAATATTCCTTAATAATCCACCATCTTATAATTTAAGGTGTTTTACATCTTATAAAATAGAGTATGTAGCTGGTTGGGTTTTTGCGCCAGACGTTCCGTTTGATATAACACTGGCAATTAAATTAACGACTCACAATTGGTACGAAAACAGGGAAACAATAGGCACAATGCCGACAATCGCCAAGGATTTATTGCGATCAATTAGGGGAATCACAATATGAAGGCAGGCAAGCTAGATAAAAGGATTGATATATTCAATCAGATATTGGTTTCAGATGGTTGCGGAGGATATATTGAAACATTCTCGTTTTTAGGATCATGTTTCGCAGGCATAGCAGGATTTTTTGAAGCTGGTAACGATGAGAGATTTGTTGATAGAAAAATAACAGCAATAAAGACATATAAAGTAACGGTTAGGCATAATATAGGGATGACCATAAAAGATAGCGACATTATCAGGTATGGCGATTTAATACTTAGAATTAATGGCCAAACAAATAAAGAAGAAGGTAACTACACGATATCTTTAAATTGCACACAGATAGCATTCGATCAGGTTGTTTTAGTTGAGACTGGACTTTTCAATCAAGAAGGCGAAGAGATGTTTTCACAAGAAGGTTTTGGAGCTTACAATCAATTGGGAGTGGCATAAATGGGAATTAATACGACAGGTGTAATTCAAGTTTATGATGTTGTTCCAGCATTAAAGCCAAATGTTGGTAAGCCTTCGTTTCGTGATGGCACAACACAAGAGTTACAAGATCAGGTTTTTACGGATGAAATGAAGCGTGACTCAGTTGTCACAACTTACAATGCTAGCACGATTCCAAGTCCACTTGATACGCAATTAAGCAAGAGATTTGTTGTAAATATGAACGCATCAATTGCAGGACTATCATTAGTTGCAGGTGAATTCGATGGACAGATTTTAATGATTATATTAAAGCAAGATGCTATAGGTGGGAGGACATTAACTTACAATGCTTCAAGTGTTCAGGCTGGTCAAGATGTTGGTTTGCCAGCATTGAACGGAACTGCAAACTCAAGAGACTATCACCTATTAAGTTGGAATGCAACAAATAGCAAATGGGATTTTGTTACAGAATTGAGGCGTTATCCATGAAGTATATGATTATCACAAAAAAGATTTTATTATTTTTTCCCCTTGTTATACTTGGGGCTTTATGTTACGGTGTAAATTATGTTAATACGACTCTTTTAAAGAAGGTAGTAAAATGGTTAGAAAAGCAAGTTTTGGACTAATACTTTTAATTTGTTTGTTTATGAGTGGCTGTATTGCAACTCAAAAGAGCGTTGAGGATAGCAATATAACTGCATCTAAAAACGCTGACGCAATAGCTAAGCTTGCATCTTATATCGATGTTAAGTTTAAGGATGAAGTGACAGAGACAATCAAGAAAGAGGTTGTTAAGAATGCTGATGAAGCGTTTGTTAATATCACCAAGGACACTGGCGCAATAAAAGCAGAGCATGTAGAAGTTGGCAAACAGGCTGTAACAAGTATCACAAGCATGCTTGGTATTCCATTTGGTGGTGTTGCTGCAGATATTCTTGCCTCTCTATTACTTTTGTTCGCAGGCAAAAAAGGCGTTGACAAAAGAAGAAAACTAGAAGAAGATAGAAGGAGAGAACAAGACGCTTGGGAACAATTCTTAGCTGAATCAACTCCAGACGTGGCACTAAAAGCAAAAGAAAAGTTTAATTAATAAGAGGTTATAAAATGGGCTTTCATTATCGTAATAAATTGAATCAACCTATTGACTATAATGCTTGGCTGACTTTAAAGCAACAAGAAGTTGAGGCAAGCCAAACTATAACCAATGGTGAATTTGATATAACTGTTAAAATGCGCTACTTTGGTACAGAGGGTAGCGTTTTTAAAGTGTGGATTGAATGCTCATCGGACAACCTTAAATACTACAAGTACTTAAAGCACTTTGAAGGTGAGCAATCAGCTATAAATGACTTTAACACTGTTTTGCATGCGGTTGAGCATGAAGAAGAAGTGTTTGACAAATACATAGAGACAGGATTAATTGGACTTATCTACGACGCAATGTGGGATCAGCATATCGTTATGGATATGAGGGCTTATCCCGAACTAGATTATTGTTATTCTTTAAGATCAGAGGCAGAACTAAAATACGCTGAACTAGCGGGGTCAAATGGCTGATAGATATTTCTTAAATGTTGGCACAAACTTTAACGACACTGCTAATTGGTCTACAACTAGTGGCGGTGCCGCTGGTGCAAGTGTACCGACTTCAAGCGATGTTGTTATTTTAGATAACAATTCGGGTCCATTAAGCCTTGAAATAAATATCAATGTTAAAGGTATTTCAATGGCCGCTGGATATGCTTCAACATTCACGCAAAACGCCTTTACAATCAATTATGGTTCAGCCTTCTGGGAAGTGGCTGGTGGAACTTTTATCGGTTCAGGCAGTGCGATTACTGGAAGCTCGTCAAGTCGATTTATCATGAGCGGTGGTACTTATACAAACACAAGCGGAACTCATACAGTAGGTGTAACTGGAACCGGTGCTTACTCAATAAACATTACTGGTGGAGTATTCAATCACAATAACGGATTGATGTTATTGCTTGGTGCTAACCACACATGGGTAAGAAATCTTTCGGCTTATCCGCTTTATAATTTTGAGTTTAATCTTTGCACAGGTTGTACGCTTGGCGGTACTGGTTTATATGTTGCAAATAATGTGGTTGGAACGCTAAGTAATAACTCTACTGCAACAAGTTTAAATATATTCGTAAAAGGAAATGTTACCTTTGTAAACGGTGCAACTTCTTTAATTTTTGAAGGAACTGGCGATCAAGCGTTAAATGTTACAGGAACAGCAATTTTAGGAAGTATAACGATAAACAAACCGAGCGGTACGCTAAGCATAAATAACGATTTCGCTTGGTCCGGGCACTGGACTCACACAACAGGAACAATCAATTGGAATGACAAAAAAGCTACGGCAAGATTCGCACTTGGTTTTACAATTACTAGCGGTCAATTCCACCATTTAGAGCAAAATTCGAAAAGTGGCGTAGGAATAGGCACAGCTGGAAATCCAATCCAATGCGAAGGCGATTTTATTCTCAATGGTCAAACGGGCGTGGGAAATTTCCCAGCTGTAAGATTCAGAGGAAATCTACAAATTTTAACAGCAAACGGAACATGCTCAGGGGTTACATTTAATGGTTCGACTGATCAAAATGTATATGCAGCAGTACCAGGCAATACGATGGACTGGATTATCAATAAATCAGCAGGAAAAGTAATCCTAAATGCTGATATAGAAATTATGACATCAACAAGAGATTTGATTATTAACTCTGGCGGATTTGACCAAAACGGATTTAATTTGATAGTCCCCGACTTGGTTTCAATTGCCTCATCGGTTTATGATCAAGGTTCAGGCTATTTAGATTGTGGTCGTTTTACATTGCTGTCTGGAACTTACAATGAGGGAGAAGGCGGTATTATATGTCGTGGATCAACATTCTCTATCAATCCAGCTGCAATATTTAACAGGTCTTTAATTGGTGGCGGTATATTTGCGGACAGTGGCGTTTCGACGGCATTGGCTTTAAACACCGACGGATACACAATAAGCAATTTTTCATTTGGCAGATTAACGCAGTCACTAACTTTGGGATCAAGCGTAAACATAAACGGCTACTACAAGAAGAGTTCAACGGCATCTACTGCAAATGTAATAGGGGCAGGTCTTTTAGTTCGTATTGGCGGGAATATTGAACAGAACGGCATATATAGCTCAAGGGTTCTTGCAACTTCTCCTACATTTGTAATTAACGGATTAGTTGATCAAGATATTTATTCAGCCGATGGCCTTCTTGATAGCGGTATTTGGCATTTAGCTAAACCGTCAGGCAAAGTTAAGCAACTATCAAATATTACTATAGATAATGGACAGGCAGGAGATAACGGACTAAATGCATTGATTTGCATGTTCGGAGTTTGGTGTACAAACGAGTTTAATTTGACAGTCGATGGAACTATTACCATTGTCGCAGGCGCAGAACTACAAAAAACACCGACAAGCGTAATCACTGCAACAATTTCAGGGACTATCACTAATGTAAATAGCTGTCAAAAAAAAACGGCTTTTTTTCTTGCGGTGTAGGCTCACAAGGATATTTAGGGCAGTTGTTTATTCGAAACGATGTGCCTTGCGCAGAAGAATCATTTATACCAGTCGCACAAATATTAAATTACAACCTATCTATTAACTCAAAGCTAACCGATATTTCAACGGTTGGACAACTACAACAAGATAATTTATTTAAGAATTTCGAATCAAGTTGGAAAAGTTGGAGTGTGTCTATAAGTGAAATATATGTTGATAGCGATGTTTCGCAAACAAAACTATTAGAGGCATTAGATCAGCACAAAAGAGTATTCATAAAGATTGTGCCATTCCGAACATTTGGCGAAAATGGTTTAAGGACTGTTTTTATTGGTAGTGGTTATGTTGTTGGTACAAATATTAAAAATAACCTTCAATCTGCTGTGGGTGTTGATATAACAATTATTGGATCAGGACCTTTAGACAAAAAGCTTGAGAGTGAAACAAATCTAATCGAGTGTGAAAATATTTGCTGTGAAACTCTCAACGAATCTATCTATATGTTTAACGGACAAACATTTAATGCACCACCTGCCCCAAGCGGTAGCACTGGTTGGATGGTTGAGAAAGCTTTTGAGTCTATAGAAACGGGAACAGGCGATATAGGTACCATAGTATTAAATGCAAGCGGTGCTGGTTTAAGCGGTTGCCCTGTTCATGTTGTTTATCGATATCTATGCCAAACAAGTCCACATATACCAGATACTTCAAAGACAGCAATTGAACAGTTTCAAGAGATATACGACAAGACACAAAGCGACGAGCAAATGACTATCATAAAGATGCTTGAAGAATTGTTGGGCTTTAGGATTGGTGCAAATGGCACTGCCTCTGAATTGTGGTATGCCTTTAATTATGACTTCTTGGCTGATAATCCATTTTATATTTTAGACCTATCTCAAATGGGATTAAGTGACCTTCATATTGTTAAGACTTTGACAAATTTAAAAGGTATAGATGTTTCATTTAACAATTTAAGCTTTGCAGATATCGAGATAATACAAGATCTTGAATTATTCTACCTTAAAGCTGATCATAACCTTTTAGGGCAATGGTCATCCGCATTAGTTGGGTTTGCAGACACGATAAAGCATTTAGATATCAGCTACAATTTTATTACAGAGAACTTTTTGTTTGACACGCTAATAAGTGGAACAACAAGAAGCTTAGACCTGTTTGATATCAGCCATAATATTTTATCTTTTTACAGATGCAATAGGTTGAGAGTTAAGGAATTGTATATAAGAGGCAATAGGTATCCAAATGATTCGTTTTATGGTAATGGTTATTGGGAGAGCAGGAAGGCTAATGCTAATTCATCATGTTTGCTTGCCTCTGTTTTTCCACAGCTTTGCCAAAATTTCATTGACTTAGAAGCTTTGGATATATCAGAGCTGGAATTAATACCTGTTGATGATATCTCGGCTCTAATAACACAGATAGCAACAGACAAGTCAATTACAACGCCAGAGGCAGAAAATATAGTGACATTCTCTCCGACATTTACAGAAGTATTGCCAGTCGAGCAATTTAACCCACTTACATTGCCAAGGAATTGGATATGAATCTTTTTGAAGATGACGGTTTTAATAGGCACATGCCATTCATATTTGAGGGTAATAAGCTTCTTTATTGCAAGGCTAGCCATGAGGACACTGTTTTAGAAGAACAGGGATTTAGGGTTCTTCCTCATCATCAAAGCGAATCAGTCACTCCATATCGTGCTTATAGGGTATGTATTGCCGATATTGATCTGGAAAATAACACTGTCTCAAATGAACAGGAAATTGATTGCTGTCATAAAAAGAATATCTATTGCTCGCCGTCTGCGTTTAGGGATCATGACAATAAGATTAACTACCTTTACACAAAAGAGGATATAGTATCATCCAGAAAGCCTATTTATAGGGCATACAGAAGGACAGGCGATAATTTTAACAATTTATCTGGCGATATTCATGTGCCAATGTTAATGGGTGTTAAAAATTACTGCATTTCAGAAACAAAAGACTATATGTCTGTTGCATCTAGCTATATTGGTAACGCTTATATACTCGTTTTTGATAAAAATCTAATGATAGTTAAAAAGATATCATTGGGGAGGTGTGGCTTTATTCGTCGAATTAGTGCAATTGCAGGCACCAAAAAGCTTATTTTGACTTATCCAGATGGAAATATGACAGGTTCTAATTATTGCCACACATCTGAAATACTAGATTTGGACACACTAGAGACAAAAAGAATAAGGTGTGATGATAAAAGTGTCTATAAATGCTCTATCTTTGGTGATAAGATCGTATATGCGCTAAGGGAATCAACCGATTTATATAGAATGTCATTAAAAATAAGTGACTATAACTTATCGACAGGTAGAATTGTAGCAAAGATTGACAATATTTTTAGGTATAAGCATGGTAACTTTTAAATTGGATAAGAAGAAATTCGAGAAATCCATTAAAGAATTGCAAAAAAAAGCACCTGAAAAGCTTCAATCTGTACTTTTGGCGGGTGGTGATGCCGTTGTTTTACATGCGAAAAATCAAGCGTCTGTTGACATTGGCGGTTTGCGTGCATCAATTATAAAGACACCTAATTTTACAAAGAATTTATCAGTAGTTAAAATCGTTGCATCGGCTCCCTACGCCGCCCATGTTGAGTATGGCACAAGTCCACACACATCCGCAAGGGGGCATGACGACTTTGTAGCATCAATAAAAAGATGGTGCGAAAGACATGGTATAGAAAATTGGTACGGTGTCTATCGAAAAATTGTTATGAGAGGCACAAAGGCAAGGCCTTTTTTTGTTCCAGCTTTTAATAAAGTTGCTCCTAAAGTTTACCAAAGAATCAAAAAAGAGGTGGCAGATTTAAAATTATGACATGCTCAATCGGTGATTTACATTGTTCTATTTATAACATCCTTTCGCAAGATGCTCAAATAACTGCATTAGCGACAGGTGTATTTAACTATATCCCACAAGATGGAACCTTGTACCCTTATATCACAATAGGCCGTGTAAGCTCAACCGCATTGTTTAACTTTGACGATGACGGGGAATCATTTATTTATTATGTTGATATCTATGGCAAAAATAAAAGCATGATAGATTTGTACACACTAGCAAAAAGAATCAAAGAGCTTTTAAGCAAAAAAGAAGACGACATCAGCACGCCTGAATGTTGCGTAGACTACATCGTATTTGCGGGGTACGATGAGAACCCGATAGTTGATATGGAAACACAAGGGAGACAATTAAGCCTGCAATTTAATATTAAGTTTTTTTAGGAGTTTAATCAATGGCAATCGTAACGATACCATTACAAGATCAGCTATCACATGCTATAGACGAAGTTGTTTTTACAGCAGGTGAAGCCGATGGGATGAATTTTTTTAACAATGGCTTTTGTAAGCTTATTGTAAAAACTGGTGCAGGTGGAACAGGCACATTGACTGTAAAATCAGTAACAGACAGCAACCGCCGTACTGGTGATGTTGTTTTGACGCTTGGGGCAAACAAGGTTTATGAGTCTTCATTCTTTCCCGTATCTCTATTTAATAGTGGCGGTAAGGTTGATATAACAATCACAGACCCCACCGACCTACAAGTTGCTGTAATCCGTCAGAGTATCTAATTTTTAGGGAGTAAGTGAAATGAGTTGCGGAAATGGAATCGCTGGATACAAGGGTAAACCTTATATCTCTAAAGATGGTGGACTTACATATCTAATCATCTCTGAATCAAAGGACATGTCTATTTCAAAAAACATGTCTGCAATTGATACGACTTCTTTTGATTCAATCGATGGATGGAAAACATTCATTGAAGGTCTTAAAGAATGGACAGTATCAGTAGAATCGATCTATGTACCTGCTGACCCAGGTCAAGTAGATGTTTTAGACGGAATTACAGAAGGGTCTACATTGATTTTTCAATATCGACCTTACAATGTTTCTGGCCAAAAGTATTTTGAAGGTGCGGTGCTTGTTACCGAATGGACACTTTCAAATGCCCTTGAAGATGCGATCACTATTAGCGGTGCATTTCAAGGTTGCGGTAAACCAGAAACTAAAACTTTACCATAAAGGATTTGTATGGCATTTATTGATTTAGATAGGCCAAGAAAATTAAAGCTAGGGTTTAATTCCCTAGCCTTTTTAAAATCAGAGCATGGATTCAAAAACTTTCAAGATGTTTTTAAAGAAATGCAATTAGGGGATATAACATTAATACCTGTCTTTTTGCAGGCTTTAATGATTGGAGACCATGAAGGTTTAGACTCTAGTCAGATCAACAACTTACTTGATGATTACATAGATAAAAACGGAGTTGAGAAGCTAAAGGATATTTTACAAGAAGCGGTTACCGAAAGCTCTTTTGTAAAAGGGTTGGATTCAAAAAAAAAGAAGAAATAGAAGAAGAAAAGACGATAGACGGCATTATTCAAAGGTATTATGAAATGGCAATCACAGAGCTTAATATTAATCCTAATGAATTTTGGAACCTGTCTATCGTTGATCTTTTTCTTTTGAATAAACGAAAAGAAAATGAATATAAAAGCGACATGGAAAAAAGGGCTTGGATGATAAGCTGGCTAACAAGGCCACACATTAAAAAAGCAATTGAACCTAAAAAGATTTTCAACTTCGAGGAAATGAAGAAAAAATCATTGATGACAAAAGAAGAAGAAGCTCAACAATTTGAAGAAATGTTTATGACAAAAGAGCAAAGATCTATAAGAGAGTCACAAAAAATAAAAGAAGCTTTATTAAAAGTTATAGAATCGAAAGGCGTATCAAATGGCTAATGAATTACAGGCTACACTCGGCCTAGATATGTCTGATTTTATGGCTGGCCTTGACAATGTATTAAAGGAAACGGAAAAGGTTGCGACAAAAATAGGAAAGGCTTTAACCGTCGGGATAACCGCACCATTAACAGCAATGGCCGCTATCAGTGTAAAGCTTTTCGACAAGCAAATAAAATCTGAAAATAGGCTACGATCTGCACTAGAAGCAAATGGCGGGCAGGTTGAAGAATTGATGGCGAACTATAAAGAGTTTGCCGATGATCTTACTTCTATTTCTCTTATCGGTGGCGACTCCGTAAATACTATGTTGGCAATGGCAACATCGATGGGGGCAACTGGCGAAAACGCAAAGAAAGCCACATTAGAAGCGTTCGCATTAAGTAAAGCCTTGGGTGTTAGCGAAACATCGGCCTTACAAGCTACCGTAGCACTACAAAGCGGTAGTACGGAAATGTTTAATCGATATATTCCTTCGCTAAAAGGTGTAACAGACGAATCAAAAAGGATAGTAATAATACAAGAAGCTCTAGCTAAGATGATGGGAGCAATAACAGCGGAGGCGAAATCTGGTCTTGGGCCGTGGGAAATGCTTAAAAGCCGTGTTGAAAGCTTAATGGAAAGTTATGGCAGTCTTATATTAGATGCCCTGAATCCTCTTTTAACCTTTCTAAATCGTGTAGTTACAACAATAGGAACTCTAACAACAGAGCAACAAGCTTTAATAGTAAAGATTGGCATATTAGCCGCCTCTATCGGCCCTGTTCTTCTTGGATTTGGTAGTTTTTTGGCTATATCAGGCCCATTACTAACAGCACTAGGATCAATTGCGGTCGCATTTGGCACTATAATTTTGCCAATTTTGGTAATCGGTGCTTCTGTTTTAGCGTTGATTGGAATGTGGGACGATCTTGTAATTTCATCAAATATGCTTGCTGAGGATATTTCAAGCATATTCAGCAGTTTTGTTGATTATATTTTAGAAATATTTGGAGTTGATTTAGCACAGGCACCTAAAAAATTTAACGAGATTTTTAATTCAGTTATAGAAGGATCAAAAACATTTGTTACCTCTGTTCTTTCTGCATTGATAAACCTTCCAAGATTGATTTTGAATAAAGTTGTAGGACTTGCAATAAAAGCCCTAAACCTTCTTTTGGAAGGATATAACGATGTAGTAACAAAAGTCGGTGGTACTGCAATTCCTCTAATTGATTTCAAGCCATTTAAGGCAAACTTTGTAGTGCAGTGGGACGATGTTATAGGTTTAACAGATACCGCAATAGAAGGCATTAAGTCTGTAGCCGAAAAGGGCGTTGTCGTGCTTTCTAAAGTCGGTAAAGATTTGGGAACAAACTTTATAGACAACATTAAAAAAGGCTTAGATAAGACTGGCATATCTGGAATAATTAGCAGTATTAGCGGTGCAATAGTTGGTGCTAATAATACTACACCACAAGGCGGAAAAACAATTCAGGATATTTCGTCAAGTATAACCCCAACAGCTTCGACACAACAAGATACCGCATTAGACCCATTCGATTTTGATAAAGACACAAAACTAAGCGAGCTAGAAGAATTTGCAAAGGTTAATGATGATATTGGCACCAACCTAATGACAATGTGGGGAGGCGTTTGGAGTAGCTTTTCTCAAGGTTTTGGTGATGCAATGGCAAGCGCAATAGTTGATGGTGAAAGTTTTAGTGAAGTTATGACTAGCCTTTGGAAGACATTAGCCAAGCAAATAATTAGTAGCATTGCACAAATATTAATCCAGTGGGTTGCTTCTCAAGTTGTTCAAAGAGCTTTATTAGCATCAGCCTCTAAAGCTGAAATAAAAACCCGTGGTGCTTTGGCCTACGCTGGTGGTATTGCTTCTATGTCGGCCGCTCCCTTCCCGATAAACTTAACAGCGCCATTTTTTGCATCAGCAATGCAAGGGTTAGCTCTATCCGCGATGGGCATGACAGCATTTGCGACAGGTGGTATTACAACTGGGCCAACAAATGCCCTAATCGGTGAAGCTGGACAAGAAGCGGTTATTCCACTAGATAAGATGGATAGCATCATGGGCGCAAGAGAACAGACAATCACAATTGAATTAGATGGACGGGCAATAACTAATACTGTAATTAGAAATATGCCAAGGGAAGTAAGACTAAGAACTGGAATTATTATGTGAGAAAACAAATATAAGTTTATTGGAAGTTACAAAACGAAGGAAGAGGCCATTTTAGCAAGAAAAAACGCTGAGAAAAAAAACAACTATCATAAAAATCATGGAGAAATAGTGTAATGGCAACAATACAAAAAATATCATTAGTGCATAACAGCATAGACAATATAGTTGAGGTTTTCGTATCTAACGGATCTGGAAAGGGTGTAACGGGTATTGCCTTTGGAGATGTTGATATAAGAGCTTGGGCAATGGGTGAGGCAGGCGGAGAGACAACAGGCAATCCAATTGCTGGCACTATTGATACATTCGTTTCTAATGGTTGGATAGAAGTTGATGGAACCAACCTAGCAGGTTACTATCAATATTCCATTCCTAATGTTTTTTTACAGTCAAATTCTAGTAATCTTTATATTTCTTTTGAAATAACAGGGGCGAGTAATAAAAACATTTTGCTTGAAATAAACTTAGTTGCAAGTCCTTCTTATCTTGGTTATAAGCTATCCGCAGACGGTTTGGACGCAATACCAATCGAAGGTTTCAATCTAAGAGAGGCGTTAATATTAATGGCTAGCGTATTGTGCGGTGAGACGGCAGGTGCAGAAACCAATAAGACAATATTTAAAGCACTTGGTGACAATGCAACTCAACGACTAACAAGCGAAACTAGCGATAACACAAATAGAACAGATGTTCAAACTTTCGTTTAAGGAATTCAATTGTTTGACAGTCTGCATTTTTATTCTAAGCATTTCCTCAAGCCTTATTTTTTAAGCTCTGGGAAAGGCTCTTTTCTGTTTTTAATAAATGGAATAGGTCGGGTAAACAATTTAAAGCCTAACTCATTAAGCATAAAACAGCACATGAACAATCGCTCTACTGCCGACTTTGTTTTGGTCGGTATTGGTGGCTATAGGCCAAACATTGGGGAAGAGGTTATTATTGAATATAGCCAATGCATCGGGAAGCCATTTAAAAGAATATTTGCAGGGCATATAAGGGATATATCAAGTAGAAATGATTATTGCGGTCGAACTGTTTTTCATGATGTTACTTGCGTGGACTACAATGCATTACTCGACAAGAGATTAGTTTTTAATATCTATGAGAGCCAGCCAGTAACGAGCGTCATTAAGCAAATCCATAAAGACTTTTTAAAAGATGAGCGAATTACTTTAGGTAATGTTAATGCAGGAAATCTAATACTACAAAAGGCAGTATTTAGCTATGTGAAGGTTAGCAAGGCTTTTAATGATATCTCAACTGCAACAGGCCTATTTTGGTACATAGACTACTATAGGGACTTGCACTTCTTTTTAAGATCACAATTAGCAACAAGTGGCGTTTTATCTCCTGATTGCGATAGTTTTAATACTTCAAACAATGAATTTTGTGCATTTTTAAATAATGAGACTTGCAATAAAGGTATTAAGGCAGGTCAAATTTTAATTAAAAAAAGATCTGATCAGCTTGTTAATAATCAATTTGTTATTGCTGGGCAAGATGAAACAGATTTAAGGACTGAAAGCTTTGTCGGTGACGGAGAGAGACAGACATTTAGTTTAAAATATAAGGTTAGCACATTAAAGCTTAACCCTGACAAAACAATTGCTAGTGATGCAATAACTCTAAACGGCCTAGACCAAACAGTTGGCTATCGTGATGATGAACAAGGTGGTTTTGATTGGTACTTCGAAAAAGGCGAGAATGTTATTGTTCAGGATGACGCAGGAACTCCGATTACATCAAACGATGAATTGATAGTGTCTTATAGAGGTTTATTTCAAGTCGTTGTTTCGTCAAAAAATCAGAACTCTGTATCGACCTACGGATCAATTGAAAACACAAGCGGACTATATCAAGATGTTCATGACGACGAATCTATAGAGTCAAGAAGCTATGCTCAACAATATGCGGAAGGTCTTGTTAGGAAGTTTTCAAGGATTCCAATTACTATAAATTATGTTAGCGACGAGCAAGTATTGAATATTGGAGAAATATTAAGCGTCAATCTAAATGACCACGGCATAAATGTTCAAAACGGATTTTTAGTTAATGCAATTGCTATAAATGACATCGACGGAATAATAAAAAGGTTTGAATACGAGCTTATATCAAGCGAAAATTTAGGAGACTGGCAAGAATACTTTAGAAAAATAGAATTCTTTGGCAGACAATTAAAATTAAGGGAACAGCAAAAACTAATTATTGGCGAACAGCTATTAGAAGGTATAATTGCAACCCAAGAATTCAGCTATGATTTAGGGATTGGAACATTAGAGGTTCAAGACCAAAATTATGAGCGGTGCCTTTGCCATATCGGCAGGGCATTTTCTAACTATAACTTTCATTGTGTACCGCAGGTTGTTAAATTAGGATTAGTATGAGACATGTAAATATAAAAGGATCAGTTGGACTGACAGGCATAGCAACATTAAAGCTAGCAAACGGCCAAACATATAAACAGAAAAACACAGTTACAAACTACGGATTAAGCGAGGTTGTTTATAGCCTTTTAGATAAATCACTTCCACAATTTTATTTTGCCGTTGGTGATGACGACAGCAATATAACACCTGCCGACATATCACTACAAAATGCACTTGAAAATGAGCTTGAAAGACTTCCACCGATTCAAAGAAGAGTTGAACAAGATATTGACGGAAACTATAGGCTTAGAATATTATCTAATTTTGGAGGAGTTACAGGATCACCACTAATCACAAATCCACCAACAACATTAAGAGAGGTTGGTTTATTCAATCGATTTAAAGAGGGCGTTATGTTTGCAAGGGCGCAGACCGAAGCACCATTTAATATGGACGCATCTAGTATTTATAATGGTAGTTGGGATATAAAAGTGAATGTCCAAGATATTGAAACAAGCGGGGGCATCGTTCAAGATGGATCAAAGCTTGTATGTAATTCTTTAATGAAATTCGATGAATTGATTAACAATGAAGAACAGTATTACAGCAACCAGCTATCAAACACAACATTTACGCCTCATCCTTGGGGTATCAACTTAGTATCTCTAGGTGCAAGTGATGCTAAAAATGAAATCACATTGACAGATTTAAAGATACCTCAAAATAATTATGATGCACCGCCGACAATTACAAGACTTGATCTAACAGGCGAATCTAGCGATTTAAACTATGAGCCGAAATTGATTATCCAAAGATATTTAAAGCCGAATTCAATTCCATTTGATATAAAAGAAGTTGGTTTATTTAATCAAAGGTTTGGCAGGTTTTATGCGGACTCAAGCACAATTCAAGAAGTAAAGACAATGTTTTCAAGAGTAGTACTAGACACTCCAATACCTGCTAATAGTGAGGCGGTTCTAAATTGGGTAATCGGATTTAAAAGAGGAGTTTGAGGAATGGCAGATATACCGTTTGGCTATTTTGAGAGAATATACCCAACTGAAAACGACATTGCATTTGCTTCATATAATGGGATTAATGGAAATGAAGTTAATTATTCCAATAATCTTCACCAGAGAAATCCAAAGAATTGCATATTGGCCAACTTAGACGGCTTTGGTGTTCCACAGACAACCGCAGGGTTTGAGGTTTCTGGAACAGGCGGTTTAGGAATATCCGTAACAGGTGGACGAGCATATATTCAAGGAAGGTTTATCGAGACAAATACAGGCGTTACTGTTGCAGAAACATTGATCGCAAGTAATGATAACTTTATTTATCTTCAATTGAATATTTCAGGGACAGTCAACGTTTCACCGCCTGCTAGAATTGTTGTTGTTTCTGGTGCGATTGGTGCCGTTCATTCTCCACCTGCTAATTCTACATTGCTTGCAAAGATAACTACTGACGCAACCACAATTACAATATTAACAGACATGCGATCAAGTCAAATTAATATTCCTGTCTATTTAGATGCTCTTACTGCGGTAAGTGATATTAGTACCATATTTGGATTTAGCCCATATAGAGCTTTATCTGTTCCAATGAGCGGTAATTGCGTTTTTGGTGGAATTTTTGGGGTGATTCTTACTGGAGGTGGTGGAACTCCAGATGTTGAGATTGGTATTGAGGTTATTGGTCCCAATGGAACACTATCTAACACAGTAACATTCACGCCAAATGCAACTTCGGTTAATGGTCTTCCTACTGATTATAAAGCAATTTACTGTCCTATAGATAACTCTATAGGTAGATATTATGGAAATATTTTATATTTCAGGACTAAATGTAGGCGATTAAGTGGTTCGCTAACAATAACAATGACAACAGAGGTAAGCGGAAAAGATCACAACAGTATTAATATTAGAAATTGCTATGCCTTCAAAGAATGGGGGGCTCCAAACTAATGGAAACACTATTAATGGACACGGAGTTAATCAGCAAATACGGATTCGGCTTTATATGCTTTGTATTGTTTTTGGTACTTTTTTGGAGACAAAACAAGACATTAGAAGTAGATAGGGATATGCTTATTAAAAGAATTTTGGCACTAGAAGACGCTGAAAGAATAAATCACCAGTTTATAAAGACAAAGCTAAGCTCAATTATAGAGCAACAAACAAAGGTAATTGTGCAGAATAACGAAGCATTGTTACAGCACTCAAAGGATTATGCCCGACTTTGTGATATTATTGGTAAGATTAACCGAAGGGATTAATCAAAAATGATCCATTTAGACGAGATATTAGAAGATGAATTGATTGACACCTGCATTTGTGAAATTGAGAGCCTAGCAAGCTCATATTTTGAATCCAAAGTTATTTTTGAGCCAGATGGTAATCTATATTTTCAAAAAGAATCAAAGAACACGCTATTATTAGATAACCTTTTTGAATTCTTTAAAAAATCACTCTATAAAAAACACTAATAGATCATCAAATTATTAATGGATTGGCACCTTTTGGCACCAAAAAAAACTAAATGACAACCTTTGTTTTGAAAAACTTTGACAAAAAATAGGCTGTTTTTGATGATCTTTGGCAAAGTTTGAAAAAAGGTACTAGCTGCATGTATTTTGCATGTATATATATCGTAATGATACTATTTGCAAATAGATAATTATTAGTAGAGATATCGCAAAAATAATCAATAAAATACAAAAAAACACAATAAAACGCTTGTAATCGCACGAGATTGAGTTATACTTATATATGCAGGCGAGAGCGAGATAAAAAAATAAATTTGAAAGGAAAACAAGATGAAACAATCGATTTGTAAAAGCAGAAAACAAGCAATAGATTTTTGTGAAAAATCTAAAGTTCAAGCAATGGCGTACTTTAAAGAAAAAGGCATCATTTGTAGAGCGGAAAAGCTTAGTAAAAATTCAAATATAACAATCACAGAAGATGTTGGGGGGCTTTGGTGGTCGGGGAAAAAAACGATATCACAAAAAATGGCAGAGATCGAGATAATAAAATCTGAAAGGAAAACAAGATGAAACAAAACAGGGCCGAAAGGCCCATTTCATGGAGAAAAAAAACATGTACACAATGCAAGAACTTAAAAACGCAATAGTAAAAGCTGAAATAAATGTAGGAGATTGCCCTACAGAAAAATCATTTAAAATTTTTAAATCTAATTTAATTCAAAACTTTTCAGAAGAGATTTGCCATTACTTTAGAGTTGATTTTTTAGAAGAGTTTAAATCGAACGGTTTTTATTTAGTGCCAGCAGTTAAGGAAACATTAATTAAAAACCTGGATATTATTTTAAATTAAAAAACGGAGTAAATAAAATGAGCGAAGCAAAAGAAATGAACGAACTTTTATCATCACTAAATGCTTGCAAGGAAGCGATTCTTTGGGCTAAAAATAAGAGCTGGAAAGAAGTCTACGAAACATGCCCAAGGGATGACTGGTTGTTATGGCTATTTGCTAGAACAAATCCAGATGACTTGGAGTTACTTATATCAGTAAAAAATCGTTGCGACAATACAGTGCGACATCTGATAACAGATGAAGTGAGTAGAAATGGTGCTTATGTTGCTTATGCTGCTAAAAAATCAAATCAAAAAAAGACGGCAGATATCTGTCGGAAATACCTTCCTTTTGAAATTTGGAATATAAAAAAAGAAAGCGAGAAAGACCACAGATCTAAGAGTGGTTCTTATAAAATGCAGTTTGTTGGTATATCTAAAGAAAGGAAGGAAGTATGAAAAAGCATAAAGTAAAAGTATCCATGGAGATCGACGTCCCAACAGGGAAGGCAAGTAGTGTTATCAAACAAATGCAATATTTAATCGAAAAGTATGGCGATGTCGAAATTGAAGAAAAGTGGAGAGGCTACGAAGATAATTATTTCGAAGCAACATATTACAGGGATGAGACACCAGAGGAATTAGAAGATAGGCTAGAAAATGAAAAGTATGAAAGAGAGAAAGCGGAAATTGAAAAAACAAGGCGGAAAGAGGAGGCTGAGTTAGAGAAAAAAAAATCCGAAGT